CAAGCAAGTTGATCTCACATTTCAAGAATCAGTCAGCTGATGTTGAATATTGGATTGCACTTGAGAAATCATCTACCTTTGGTGGATAAATACTCTACTCTAGTCGACTAAACTTAAATAGGAGTAAATTATGTCTGAAGAGCAAGTAGCAGATACTGCAGTAGAACAGGAGGCGGCTGCGGAAGCACCACCTTCACTGGGTATCCAAGACTTGGCCGCTATGGTTCAAGTGATCGACGTATGTTCCAAACGTGGGGCCTTTGAGGGTCCAGAATTGGAATCAGTGGGTGTCCTTCGTGGACGCTTGGTTAAATTCGTTGAGGCGAATAAACCACCTGCCCCTGAGGGTGAAGCAGAAGGAGAAGCGCAAGTTACACCAGAAGCAGCACCAGCAACTGAAGAAGAACAAGGACGAATGCCAAAAGATGTTGGCTAAATCCTTGGGGGAGGCTTCGGCCTCCCTCTTCATCTCTGCCCTTAGCTCAACTGGATAGAGCATCAGCCTTCTAAGCTGAGGGTTGCAGGTTCGAGTCCTGCAGGGCAGGCCACCTTATTTTTTTATTATGGAGCACGTGAATGTCAAATGACTTTCTATGGGTCGAAAAGTATCGCCCCAAAACTATATCTGAATGTATTCTTCCAACTGATCTTAAAGAGGTATTCAGTAAGATCGTTGAGAAGAACGAATTACCAAACATGNTATTCTCTGGTTCGGCTGGCGTCGGTAAGACGACTGTCGCCAAAGCATTGTGCAACGAACTAGAACTTGACTATATTTTAATCAACGGATCCGAGGAGGGTAACATTGATACTCTTCGCGGCAAGATCAAACAGTTTGCTTCTACGGTATCACTTCAAGGTGGCTATAAGGTAGTCATACTCGATGAGGCAGATTATCTTAATCCACAGTCAACACAACCCGCTCTTCGTGCGTTCATCGAGGAGTTCTCAAACAACTGCCGATTCATTCTAACTTGTAACTTCAAGAACCGAATCATTGAGCCGTTGCATTCTCGTTGTTCAGTCTACGAGTTTGGTATCCCTAATGATCAAAAGCCACAACTTGCTGCTAACTTTTTTGGGCAGGCTAACTGACATTCTTGCTAAGGAAGCAGTTCCCTTTGAGCAAAAAGACAGTAGCTGCTCTCGTTGAAAGGTACTTTCCTGATTGGCGTCGAGTGATCAACGAGTGTCAACGATACTCAGTCTCTGGTCGTATTGATGCTGGTGTACTTGTTAATCTATCAGAGGATAACATTAATTCACTTATGACGTCTCTTAAGGACAAGGATTTCAAGAGTATGCGTAAGTGGGTGGTTGATAATATGGACACTGAGCCACAAGCAATCTTTCGTAAGATCTATGATGGCATGAGTACATATCTGCAACCGCAGTCCATTCCTCAGGTTGTTCTTATTCTTGCTGACTATCAGTATAAGAATGCATTCGTAGCCGATCATGAACTCAATGTTGTAGCTTGTATGACGGAGATCATGGCCTCGTCGGAGTGGGTATGATCGAATACCGAGTCTGGGAAAAGGTTGTAGCTAGAGCGCTAGACTACTACATCGGCCGCAATGACGAGGACGAACCAAAGGTACCCGTGTTGACTATGGAACACGCAAGGGTAGGTTTGTATCTTCGTATGTTGCTACAATTCGTTAATTGGATCACCTGCTTCTTTATCATAGCAGGTGTCGTGAGGCATTGGTAATGAACCCTTTTGAATTCTTAAACGCAATCAACTACAGCAAGAAGGATATAATGGTAGACGATTTATCCGAAAAATCCTATAATGGATATATGGTTAACCGTGGTCTATCATACTTTAATGATACCGTACTTCTTGCTAATGAAATGAATCGGTATCACCATCTAGACTCAAAGCTTCAATTTGACTTTTTGATAAATACAATTAGAAAACGCAAAAGATTCTCCAAGTGGTTAAAACCAGAAGAGTCCGAAGCGGTTGAAGCGGTCAAAGAATATTATGGCTATAACGATGAGAAGGCACGCCAAGCCTTGACCCTTCTAAGTAATGAACAGATTAACGAATTGAGATTGAGGGTCTATAAAGGTGGAAGAAAATAATGATACGGCCGTAGAGTGGACTCCGGCTATGATGCTAGAGATAATTCTTAACGAGCCAGATGATTTCTTAAAGGTTAGAGAAACATTAACTCGTATCGGGGTAGCCTCCCGCAAAGAAAACAAATTATACCAATCATGTCATATTCTACATAAACAAGGGCGGTACTTTATCGTTCACTTCAAGGAGTTGTTTCTTCTTGACGGTAAACCATCCAACCTAGTAGAGAATGATATCCAACGTCGTAACACCATTGTGACACTGCTTAGCGACTGGGGTCTTATTACTCCGGTTAACGCGCAGGAAGCAAAGGACACGGCTCCGTTACGACAGATAAAGATCATATCCTTTAAGGATAAGGATCAATGGGAGCTATGTCCAAAATATAACATCGGAAATAAATAAGTCGATGTATAAATAACTGTGGAGTGGCGGGATGGTCCCGGCTTCAATATTAATCTTGCTTTATTAAAGGAGATAACTATGACAGGCGTAAAGCAACTTTTCCCACGTGCATCTTTTGTTGGTTTTGACCACCTCTTTGAGGAATTGGATCGAGTAGCGCGTCATGCAAATGACCACTACCCACCGCATAACATCGTTAAGGTAGACGATCAAGAATACCTTATCGAACTAGCGGTCGCTGGATTCAATGAAGAGGAACTTGAAATCGAAGTTAAGGATCGCACTCTCACCGTCTCAGGTGAACACGTAAGTAAGGGTCGCGAGTACATTCATCGTGGTATTTCTACGAAGAAGTTCAAACGCACCTTTAGGCTGTCCGAGTACGTTCAAGTACATGGAGCGGATCTTGTGGATGGAATCCTAGCAGTTCAACTGAAGGTAGTAATTCCAGAAGAAATGCGTCCCCGTAAAGTAAATATTAACAACGGGGAGAATAAGCGTGACACAAGCAGTGTTGGTGGCTCACAGCTACTTAACGAAAGCGATTGAGGTAGTAATCGAATCAATCGTTGGATTCTTAAAAAGTGTTGGTAAATCAATAATTCTAGCGAGACAAGCAGAGGCTAATCGCAGAGTAGCNCATTATCTTCGATGNGAATATCCTAAGAAANCNTANGAAGANATCGTAATGATGCTTAATCAACAAACAATTGATAGGATCTATAAATGAGGTATGTATTCAAGACATTGTCCGGCATTTGGAACGCGGTAAGACCGAAGACTGAAGCCGAAAGGATAGAAGAATACCTATCTAAATCGACTGACCTAGTTGACCTTGAGCGTCGACAAAAGCAGTTGAAATGGTCGACCAATCCTAATCTTAGGGGTTGGGTCTAAAGGGTCGTTACTTAATAAACGCGTGGGGGGCCACGGTTAGCCCCTCATTCTTTTTTACTATGGAGACAAATATGTCAAATATTAAGATCGTGAGAATCGCAACCGGTGAAGAACTAATTTGTGATGTTAAAGAACAGGATGGCGGGTATAACCTTACTGATGTAGCTATCCTAATTCCAACCGAAGCCAACCAACTTGGGCTAGCACCGTTCATGGCGTATTCCGATGCCAGTGGTGGTTTCAATATCAACCCATCTTTCATCATGTTTATGGTGGATCCAGTCGAACAGCTGAAGAACCAATACCAGCAAATGTTCGGCAAAGTAATGACCCCCGATAAGAAAATAATTCTATAAAATGGTTTACATCCTAGCGGATCTATGGTATAATAGTATCTATTGATGATGGAGGTAAACCTTGAAATTCTATACAAGCGTCAATCGCTACGGCAACAATCTGCTCTATGCAGGTTACGAGAATGGTGAGCGAGTTCTTCGCAAGATCCCATTCTCACCGACACTTTACGTAAGATCAAACAAAGACAGTGGATATAAGTCCATTGACGGTACACGAGTTGAACCTCGTGTGTTTGATACTATGCGTGACGCCAAAGACTTTATTGCAACGTACAAAGACGTTGATAACTTTAAGATCTATGGCACAACCAACTACATTAGTCAATTCATCTACGACAAGTTCCCAGGTGACGTCAAGTTTGACCGTGATAAGATCAACGTAACAACGATCGATATCGAGGTTGCCTCTGATGATGGCTTTCCTCTTCCTGAGGAGGCGGCTCACCCAGTCATCTCTATCACTGTTAAGAACAACATCGACAACACCTACTATGTCTGGGGCCTATATGACTACGATGCGTCTGCTTCGTATATGCAGGATCACAGAGTCATATACAAAAAGTGTGACGATGAGATCAAACTCCTTTTGGCCTTTCTTGACCACTGGAGTAGTTCATCACACTGTCCTGATGTCGTAACAGGTTGGAACACTCGCCTTTTTGATATNCCTTATCTTGTCAATCGTATCAGTCGTATCATGGGCGATGATATGGTCAAAAAGCTATCACCTTGGGGTGTGGTTCAATACCGTAAGATTGCGGTCAAAGGCAAGGAGCTTGATACGTATGAGATGTATGGTATCTCTCAACTTGACTACTATGACCTGTTTCAAAAGTTTGGTTACTCGTATGGCGCGCAAGAATCATACAAGCTTGACCACATTGCACACGTTGTACTAGGCGAGCGCAAGTTGTCCTATGAGGAACACAGCTCACTTCATGCCTTGTACAAACACGATTTCCAAAAGTTCATTGATTATAACATCAAGGACGTTGAGTTGGTGGACCGTCTTGAGGATAAGATGGGTCTGATTACTCTGGCACTTACTATGGCCTACAAGGCTGGTGTTAACTATCAGGATACTTTTGGAACAACAATGATTTGGGATACGATCATCTATCGTGATCTTGCAGCTAACGAACATTTGTTCCACCTCCATCAACCGACAAGTTCAAAGCTGACTATCCAGGTGGTTACGTGAAGGAACCTCAAGTAGGTCTTCANGAGTGGGTTTGTTCGTTCGAATCTAAACTCGCTGTATCCCAACATCATNGTGCAGTGGAACATGAGTCCAGAAACAATCATTGAGGGTAAGACTGAACCTGGGATCAATCCTGACACCTGTCTTAACGGTGCAAGCAATCCTAATACGAATATGTCATTGGCNGCAAACGGAGTTTACTTCTCCAAAGAACGTCAAGGCATCATTCCTGCTATCATTGTTCAGTACTATGATGAGCGTAAACTCGTTAAGAATAAAATGCTTGAGGCAAAACAAATTCTTGAGCAGACTGATAGGACTGATAAGCAAAGGGTCTATGAGATCGAACGTGACATTAGCCATTACGAAAACCAGCAAATGTCAATTAAGATTCTTATGAACTCTTTGTATGGCGCACTCGGTAATCGTTACTTCCGTTACTACGATCTTCGTGTTGCTGAAGCAATTACTCTGTCAGGTCAACTTGCTGTTCGTTGGGCAGAGAAGACAGCCAATCTTCGCATGAACCAACTTCTTAAGACTGACAACTTTGATTATGTTATCGCCATTGATACTGATTCGTTGTACATAAACTTCGGTCCTATGGTCGATAAGTTTGAGCCAAAGGATCCGGTCAACTTTCTTGATGAGGTATGTAAGGGCGAGTTTGAAAAGGTACTCACTGAATCGTATGATGGTCTGTTCAATCAGTTTGCTTGCTACACTAATCGTATGGAGATGGGTCGTGAAGTAATCGCTGATCGTGGCATCTGGACCGCTAAGAAACGCTACATTCTCAATGTACACAACAACGAAGGTGTTCAATACGCTGAACCTAAACTTAAGATCATGGGTATTGAGGCAATCAAGTCNTCAACACCATCGGCTTGTCGTGATGCACTCAAGGAACTGTTCAAGGTTATCGTNAGTGGCTCAGAGANTAAAACTCAGCAAGCCATTCAATCGTTCAAAGAATACTTCTCAACCCTTAAGCCTGAGGAGGTATCGTTTCCTCGTGGNGTGTCAGACATTGCTAAGTGGCAAGACAATAAGACCNTCTATAAGAAGGGTTGTCCAATTCACGTTCGCGGTGCATTGCTATATAATATGGCGGTCAAGGACAAAGGCCTTGATAAAAAGTACACCACGATTCAAAACGGTGAGAAGATTAAGTTCTGTTATATGAAGGTTCCAAACCCTCTTCGTGAGAACGTAATCTCCTTCCCAGACTATCTGCCTACGGAGTTACAACTCGAAAAGTACATTGACTAC